TCAGATGTGTATAAGAGACAGCAACTGCATTATCATTTGCAGCTAGTGCCCTCATCGGACTAGGTAGTATGTTACTTGCGGCCGCACCATTCATTCTTCTAGGTATCGCAGCTGCAGCTTTAATTAAAGTTGTATATGAAGCACTTAAAATGTTTGATGAAAAGTTCCCTGAATTCTTTGATAGTATTCAATGGTTCTTTGGTAAGGTATATGACTTTGGTAAACTAGTTGTAGGTAGTATATTTAATGGAGTCAGTGCAGCCTTTGACTCAATCATGGAGTTATTTAAATTCGATGAGAGTGCAGGTTTGTTAGGTCTAGGTAAGACACTAATAGACATTGTAACGTTCCCTGTAAACGCAGCTATAAACTTTGTTATGGGTCTCTTTGGATGGAATGACCCTGATGAACCATTCACATTAACTAGTTTCATATATGACACAGGTGTTGCAATAGGGGAATGGTTTACTGAAAACTTTAGTTTTGAAATACCAAAGTTCAATTTCTCAATTGCAGATACATTTAATCAAATGCTGGATGATATGGGTGCTTGGCTTGATGAAAACTTATCATGGGAAAAAATCAGTTCAGGTCTAAATCCGTTGAATTGGTTTGGTGGTGATGATGAAGAAGAACCACAGGGAATGTTTAGAGGTGGTTCAGTTCAAGGTGGTGAAACATACCTTGTTGGTGAGAAAGGGCCTGAGATATTCACACCTAGTGTAAACGGTACAATCATACCTAATCATGAGATTGGTACAGGTTCTAGGTTAAGAGGTATGAACAATGAAGTCCAAGATGGACAAAGAAGTGGTGGTGGAAATCAATTAGTACAGACTGTTATGAGTAGTGAACAGAATGCAAACAATACTTACAACATGCAGTCCAGTTCAAAACGTACAGCAAACTCAGACCCAACACTATTCAAAACTGCGATGGTAGTTCCTCTCTAACCATCCCAATTCAAATCAGTTAATTTCTTCTGAGTGACTTTAAAGTCTTTTCTATCGTATTTGGTTTTGTCTTTGTGGACTTGAGTCTTTCCGTGCTCAGGTGTTTCTTTTCGAACTTTGATATCAATCTTTTTACCAAAGATTTTATCATAGTTTTCTCTATAAGCTTCTTCGTTTGGATTCCGTCTCTTAGAACCTTTACCACCGTGCCAGTTTGACATGATTACTTCCTACGATAACCTTTTTGCGATGCTCTTTTAGCGTCTAATTTCTTACGTCTCTTAATAGATTGATTTTTCTCGTTACGTTTGGAAGAAGGTTTCTCAAAGTATTCACGTTGTCGAACTTCTTGCACAATACCAGCACGGTCACATGCTTTCTTGAATCTACGTAACATCCTGTCGAAGGGTTCGACCTGTTTAGATTTCGGATGTTTCTTTGGATTTACACTTGGCATGATTATATTATACTAAAAAGTTCCTCGTTTTGTCTAGGTGTTTTTTCAAAAAAGTGTATGTTCGCCCCTCGCCTTACAGCAGACCCGCTACATACCGACACTCTCCGCTTTTCGCATGGTGCCTTACCCTTACTGAGTACCCCCATTTTCATCCACGGTCTCAGTGAGTGAGGAAGACTATCACGGACACACATTATATATCTTCCTCCCCAATGTCAGAGAACTTACTACTCGGTAGCAAGTCTCTTGAAGTAATCCATCGCATCACCACCATCCTCGACACTTTCTGATGTGGTATCAGCTGATGAGATTACAGGTTCATCTGCAACAGACTCAGTGTTTACATTTGACCAAGGCACTTCGTCTAGGTCTTCTGCAACTGATTCTGCAGTCGATGTACTTGTCGCACCACCTGAAAGTCCTAAGACTCTATCAAGTTTCTCTTTGAGTTCTTCGTATGACTTGAACTCACTTGGTGCGATTAGTTCTGATAACGAATTGGTAGTTGTATATATATCATTCAACCTATTTTCGTCATCAAAAAGTGGTGCAGGTGTTTCAAACTCTGACTTGTCGTAGTTCCAATAACCATCGACCTTTCTGATTTTGATTTTAAAGTTTGCACCTTCTCCTCTCAAATCAAAAGGATTGATTGCAGCCTCGTCCTCAAATGCAGGTGAGATTGCTTCCTTAAGTTGTTCAAAGATTTTTTTACCGTATCTGTAAAGAAATACTTTACCTTCGTTGTCAGGATTTTTAGGGTCTGAAACAACATAGATGTTAGACACATAGTGTAAACGTCTTTTCTGTTTACGTGCCTGTTCTTTGTTTGCTTCAATCCCAGTGTTCCACAACTGAGTATTGTATTCGGACACAGGGTCTTGTTTACCAAGAGTCGTTAAAGACTTCTCGATATACCAACCACCAGGCCCTTGAAAACCATGATCCCAATATGAGACCCAAGGCATTTCTTCACCATCAGGGGTAGGTAAGAATCTGATAACAGCAAAACCGTTACCTGACTTATCTAGTTCAGGTTTCCAGTATCTATCATCGGAATAGGACTTTTTTTCTCCGCCTGATTGGGGAGTAGCAGACTCCATCGCTGCTCTGAGTTTATCTAATGTCGACATTGTATTCTCCTTGTATTAACAATTATATCGCAATTTTATTTAAAGGCACTTTGAGAGACCCCTCTCCAAGTACCCACTCGTCACTACTTTCATAATAACTTAGTTTATTATACTCTACCAACTCTAATTCGTCTAGGGAGTTTTTGAAATAAACCTTAGTATCCTTAAAGTGTTTTAAGAGTGCAATAAACTGAAGACGCTGTATAGTAAATACTTTGTCTTCCTCTGTATATTTAGGTGCATATGCATCGTGAGATCCTGAATATACATTCGATACATCACCATATTGTAATGCATCAAAACCTAATAGTGTAACTTCTTTTACACCTGTCTCCATTGCATAACCTAATGCAGCCATTCCTGTAAATAGGTTCTTGAGCAATGGAAAATTATATATAACTATGTTATCTTGATGGGAAGTGCTATAGCCAACTAAATCGACACTACTATCATTTCCCATAACCACAAACCTGTCGTGATTTTCTTTGTCGACGTGATTGTGGACAACACTTGTTCCACATCCCAATCCTACTTGAATAGACTCTAAGTATTCAATCTCCATCGGTTCCCAAAAACCGACAGCAACTTTGTTCTCTTTATAGTATTCAAGGTCAGAAAACAATTCTACTTGATGAATCATATCCATAGACCATAAGATATCAGGGGTTGATTCAGAGTAAATGTAATTACACCCCCACCAGTTTTCTAGTTGGTCTAAATCAAATCGTTTTCTACTTGGGCCGTTTCCTACTATTGTGAGCATAGTTCTAGTAATTTCCCTTTGTACTTATCATGGTCAAAAGACACAAATGATTTATACTTATTAATCCTTATTGATATGTCAGGATACACAACACGTTCTCTGATTAATCTATCCCAGTCTTTTGTAAATCCAATAATCTCATCCATAATACAGATGGTCTCTAATGACACTTGTTTACTCATATATGCTTTAAGTAAACGTGGATGTTGACCCTCTGTTACTTTCAATAGTGTATCAATCTTAAACTTTCTCAACTGGTCAGACACTTCCGTTTCAAACAGATAGGATAACTTTTGATTTCTTTTCTTCCAGTCTTTATACACTCTATCTGCATCTTCATTGAGTAGGTCACCTGCCCATTGGTCTCTTACAGATAGATTTGCAATGTAGAAATCCTGCAAGTCATCCTTGTATGTCTTATATAGTTTTGCGAAATGATACTTGTCTTTACGTTTGAGAAAGGATTTGATGTCGGCCTTTACTTTACCGTTATACTTAATAAAGTTGTATTCCTCGTTGATGAAGTGTAACTTAATCCCAAGGTACAACGTGTATGCATCATATCCTTCTCGACTCGTCATTACGTAACGATTTTAGAGTCAGGTTTTACGATTGAACTAGTTGCATTTGCATGTGCTTCTGTTACTTTGTCATTTGACTTTGCAACAAAGATGTATGAATTGAAAACCATACTCTCAGGATTTTCTTCACCTGTTACTGCAACACCACGTGCAAAACCCATACCACCATCTTGTGCTGCCACAACCATGCGTGGTTTATTAAGTGTCAAGGGTTCAACACTCTCTAACACTCCTACGTATTCGCCACTCGTTGCGACGACACTTACTACATCACCTTTTTCCATAATATACTCCTATGATGAAAAGAATGAAGTAATTGTTCCCTTTGAACTCTTACTTCGATTAATTAATTTGAGAGATTGTGCTTCTGCTTCTAACTTCTCTTTGAGTGGGTCAGACAACAACCTCTTAGTTCCTTCAGGTTCGATATTGTTCTTTTCACAAACCTTGACGATTGCATCCATTACACCAGCCTTACCACCACGTAAAAGATGTTCTACTTGTTCTGTAAATTCTTTCTTCGATATCATTCGTCTCTCCAGTCTTTTAACCACTTAGACCCATCACGTTCTGCATCTAAGAATACTGCGTTTGTAAATGCGACTGGTAGAACTACTGCAATGTGTATGATAATACTCGTTACAATATCATATCCGAACCATCCCATCCAATAGGATGCGACCATTCCAAAGTAAATACTCCACATGGTAAACAATACTAATGTAAAGTATGTTTGTAAACTTGGGTCAGGGATATATCTTAATGGATTGAATCTAGCATCCATTACTAATCTCCAACTATCTACAACAAAGATTAAAAACTTTCTAAAATATTTCATTCTATACTCCATATAAATTTCTATACTGATTACGTAACTGAGTCAACTCATCAACATAATCAAGTGGGTTACAAAAAAACATTTGGAAATTACCATCAGGTAGTGTCACTAATGCCATACATTGTTCGATAGGATGATTGGTTAACTCTTCAACCATAATCGCATATGCAGTCATTTGGACAAACCATGGTTTTGCATATTCCTCTTTCTTGTACTTTTCTGAAGTTTTAAAATCAATGATACTTAATGCACCATCATACATACCCACACAGTCAACACGTCCAGCCATTTGCAGGTGACGTGAGAACAATGGTGCCTCAAGTGCAATAGGTATGATGTCATCTAACACTGGTTTGATACCTTTGAACATTGCCTCTTCTAGGATGTTCTCAAACTCAATGTAAGGTTTCTCTTTTCTGAGATAGTCTTCAACGTGTTGGTGAATACGTGTTCCACGTGAGGATGCTTTCTTCGATACACGATTCGCCTCATCCTCTCCTACTCGTTCTCTCCAAAGTTTAATTTGGTCTCTTGTTAATAGACTGGTAACAGTTGTGACACTAGGGAACTTCTCACCCCTATGGTCAACATAAAATCTTTTACCATCAACCTGTTCAGTTTTCAGGTCAATGAGTTCAAGTTCATGTAACTCTATTGCAGTTGTTCGAATTTCCATAATTTATTATACTATTTTCTTGACTGTAAGTCTACGTGCTTTTTGACAGTCGCAAGTGTCTTCTCTCGTTTGATATCTTTGGTTCCGTGTTCTGCATGAACCTTAGAGCCTGGATGTGCATCACCCACTTTGGATAACACTTCTTTGAATCCATCATCGACTTTAAAGTTGGTTGCAACACCACCCACAATACTTGCAGTGGTTACTTGTTGTCTTAGATGGGGATTGGTTTCTTTGAATTCGTCTAATACTTTGTAAGACATTACATGTTCTTCTATCTCACCAGTATCATTATTTAAAAACACATATGTTGGCATATCACACACTCATAAAGTTGGGGACTGGTCTGTTAGTCCATTTCGCAAAGTCTTTCTTGTAAAGACGATAGTATTTATGGTATGCATCAAGACTGCAATCTGACTTACAATCGTCAGGCATTGCCTGTGTTGGTTGTGAGAATCCTTTGTTAGGAATGTTCTGAGGAACTTTAGTCACAATGTCTTTGAGTTTTTGATATGTAAGATGCACCTTACCATAACGATAAGTGTACTCAAAACAAAGTTGTTGCCATAGTTGTAATAGAAACTGATAGTTCTGTACGGATGACCTAGCCCAAATGTTAGATGGATGGTTTACATGGGATGCTTTGTACAGACATGCTTCCATGAAGGGGTCATCCATCTTCCATCTTTTGATACGTCTACCGTTTGCAGTTTTATCATAATACTCTTCACCATCAAGAACACGATGACACGTCGAAAGTAATTGAGCATATTCGATAATCATCTTGACCACATGTTTGTCGCAATGCATTTCTGCACATGGTTGTGGTTGTTCGTTCAGGTAAAAAATATTCATAGGTCTTTAATTTCTGTCAGATAGGTTTCTACATTCTTCCATGATAGATAACCGATAACATCACCAGTTATACCACTATTATAATCTATCTGTCCGTTTTTGTCTAGGTCAAAATTAAGAACTGCAAGCTCCCATAGACCACTCTTACCACCATAACTATAATCGTGTTTGATTACACTTGCACCGTATCCATTAGGAAACTCGTACACGTGTTGCACTCCGTCATGGGGATAGTTTGTTTCTTTCAGATATTCTCTCATTTTATAATCCCCTTATGTTTGAGATAATCAATACTAATCCAACCAAATACCCAGTTTATCATTTGTAGAATAGATGGTTCTCAATTGTTACTGTACGATTCAGACTGTCATTCCAAAATGGGTCAACATAGTCTGCATGATAATGTGTTGCACCTTCAGTGACATCGTACCATTCACCATCAATGATACGTCTTGCAAGTATGACTGAACTAATCCATGTCTTACTGTCAACTGGTTCATCTGATAAACCATCACAATACCAACTGAATTGACAACGTCCCCTAATAGGAACTTCGTTACCTTTCCAATTGATTCGTGTTTCTGCCTCATAGATGACATCACATACAGTGTCAGGATAGAGTTGTGACTCTACACGATTTAACACTACGTGTGACACTGCAATTTTTCCTACTACTGGTTGGTTTCCTGCTTCAAAGTAAATGTTCTTTGCAAGACAGAATATTTCGCCGTTTGCATCAGAAGCCTTAACACTCATTGATGCGAACATGAGGAACAGACCCATCAAAAAACCGAATGTCGTTCCTACTACTCCTATGACAAGTCGAACTAACAACTGATAGTTCGCTTCCCTTTCATGCGGCCCTAACATCTTAGTGACCACTAGTCCAGTGTGCATATTCATCTGCACAATTCTTTTCACCACAAATACAATATCCTGCAGGAACTTCATCCTCAGGACTTGGGGCGAAATCATTAATATGGTGTGTTTCACCATTATCATCAACAAACGTTGTGATGATTTCCTTTTCACTATTCTTCATAATCATACTCCTCAATGTCTTTAACAAACCAAAACATTAAACTTAACCCTACTATTATAACACTAATACTGTCTAATGGGAAGAGGGTTTCTATATTCTGTTCCATCCCACCGACTCCACCGAGTACTAGTATCAATCCTAAAGTAAATCGTATCATGCGGCTATCAACTCCTTTAATTTGGGGTCGTTACCTTCGAACCACCCTTGTTTAACTTTGTACTGACACTTGTAGTCAGTCCTCTGACCTTCGTTTAAAGGTGTCCACTGTTCACTCTTAGCGAGGATTTCACGCCTCATGTAACCATACTCATCGTTGGTGGTGAACTTAAGACACGTCCACTTGCCGTCGACGTATTGAAACTCTGTGGGGTTCTCCCACTCTTGACATACCTCTGCATCGTCTTCAACGATTTCCCAATCAAGGATGTACTCCTTGGATGCCTCATTAGAATACTCAATGAGTTTTGAGAGAGTAGGAATGCCTTCTTGGGCAATCTTGTTAATAGAAGCCGAAGATAAGTTATACACTACATAAGTGTCGCCACCCTTGAACTTCCAGTACTGAGGGCACTCACCCTTACCATCCCAATCATGGTAACCGTAGTTCTCTTTATATTGTGTTTGTATAACTAACTTCATAATATCTCCTATTTCTTAAAAATCTGTTCTAAACGTGCAGGTATCACATGCACATCATTACAATACTCACAAGCACGTCCTGTGTCAGACAAGGGATAAGGATTGTGTCCCATATCCATAATGTTGTCCTCACACAATACACACTTCTCATATCCATCTACAACAGGATTGTAACTATCTAAACCATCAACCAATTCTGCAGTTGAGTAATTCAGATTCATTTCACTATTGTCCATGTGGATATCAGCATCAACAAAGTTCCAGTTGATAGAACCATCTGCATTGATGTTCTCAGGATTCTTTGTTGCTTTCTCTATCAATTCTACTATCGTCATGTTGTCTCCTTAAATTAAATAGTCAGGGCCGTACTTTCTC